CCAATGCGCTACCTTAGAATCCCTACAGACCAAACCAGAAGCAGGCAAGAAGTACTATGCTGGCTTAGACCTAGCGGTCGCTAATGACTACACAGTCCTTACCATCTTTAATGAGGATGGGGATCTCGTAGACTTCTACCGTAAGAACAAGACATCCTGGGAGGAGATCATTGGCGAGGTAACCGATAGGATAAACCACTGGAGATGCTACACGGTTGTCGAGAAGAACTCTATCGGATCTGTGGTGGCCGAGCAGTTAGCCAAAGCCTGTCCTAATCTAATAGAAGCGTTTACGACAACCAATGCTAGTAAGAAGGATATCATAGAGAGTCTGAAGTTATCGTTCGGTGACAAGCTTATACGGATCCCTAAGAAGGACGTGCTATCTGTGATGCACATGGAGCTAGGTATCTTTGCCTACAAGATGTTGCCCTCGGGACTTATTAGTTACTCCGCACCTTCAGGAGCAAGCGATGATATTGTGCTCTCGTTAGCCTTTGCTAACCGGGCGTTAACCCAGGGTAAGTCAAAAGGCTCCTACACAGTTTACTCTGGGGCTACAAGTAGGGTAGGTGGGGTTAGTGGACCAGAGAACATTTATAACTAAACTTTCTGCAACTATTGCCCATTACATATTTAACAACATAAACAAAATCTAATAAGATGCCATTAGCAAACAGCGGACCCATTAAAACCTACAAAGAGTTCATCGAGTACTTTGAATCACTATGTGCATCCCACACAGGGATCGAACAGTTTGCTGTAGGCGAACTTTCAGATATAGACGTTCAGACCAACACAAAGACTCCGGTTAAGTATCCCTTAGTATTCTTAGTGCCTCAGCAATCGCTGATGGATAGGAACGGAAGAATGGTATTAGGGTTTAGCCTAATCGTAGCAGACATTGCTAAGAACCAAGAGGATCTAAAGGTTAACACCCACAACAACACGCTAATGATTATGCAGGATCTGTTTAGTCGTATCGTGTTAACGGACTACGAGACAGTAGACATTAACCTAGAGACACCGGTTAACATAGTACCTTTTGTGGAGAGATTCAATAACAACTTAGCTGGTTGGACAGCAGAGATCAACGTGGAACTTAAGTCACCTTTCAATCTATGTGAGGCAGCATTCGAATAAGCATGGCAAACGATATAGATCTAACTTCAGCAATCAATATGGCAGCCAGACTAATCTCTGCCAACCTAAGGAGACAAGCTCCCGTAGCAACTGGTGCGCTTCAAAGATCTATTAAGGTTAGCGGTAGTTATACCGGAGACAGCATACAGTTCAGATACAACTACCTGTACTACGGTAAGTTCGTAGACAAAGGTACCGGACCTTATAGGGTTAGAGGTAAAGGTAGGACAGCACAATGGAATCCTAACCCGGGTAAAGGGCTAGGAGGAATAAGACCTAGATTCTGGACAAGCCTAGAGGATTCGGTTAAGAAGCAAGTTAAGAAACAAGTAGCCAAAGCTATTGGCCAATACATTAGAACACAATTTAGAAACAAATAAAATATGAGCAGACCAAATTTTAAAGTGGGTGAAGACACCTACGAATTCAAAGAGATCTCTTTAAGGATCTATTATGCTATTCAGGATCTTTTATCAAAGAATGAAAAGAACACTGAATACAAGATAGTAGAAACTCTTACTGACTGTCCAACAGAGACCTTAATGAGAATTAAGTACAAAGATTGGTTATTGGTTTGGGAAGAAACCCAGATACAGATAAGTTTCTTAGTGGGTAACGCAGATGACGTTAACCCTATCATCACCTTTAACGGGGTTAACTACGGGTTAATTAGCGTTGATGATATGACATTAGGGGAGTTTGCAGATCTAGATCTAATACTTACTACTGGTAATCCAGATAGAAAACTAGAAGAAATAGCAGCTGTGGTTTACAGACCAATCTTAGAACAAAAAGGTAATGTCCTAAAATTAGAACCCTATAACACTGAAGGATTTAATTATAGGAAAGAGTTATTTTTAGATCTTTCTTTATCAGCAATTAAATCTGCTAACAGTTTTTTTTTGCAATACGCAAACTCCTCTTTAAAGAATACCCTGTCGTCTTTAGTAGGGACAGAGGAGATGAAGATGCTTCCGGAAAAAGACCAGGAGACACTCCTGTTACTACACCAGCAAGGGCCTGGTGGAATCTCATCAACACTTTGGCTGGAGAAAATCCTTTACGATTTACAGAAGCTACGGAGTTACCGTTACGCAGCGCTTTTAACTGGCTTACGTGGAAAAAGCAAAAAGCCGACCAAGAAATTTTGGCCATTCAAAAAGAAAAATCAATCAGAAGATGATAACTAATATTACATTTAAACCACACGTATACTCACCAGGATATAATCCCGTTGTCTGGAGTTTTTTATCCAATCAGAATACAAACATAGACTTCTCTTATGTAGTTGACATCTATGTTAATGCTGCTACAGGATCTACTACGCCAACGTACACGCTTAAGCAGCGACCTAATCAGGCAGGGTATGGTATGGTGGATGTGAGTTCGATAGTACAACCATTCATAGAGTTAACAAACTATTCGGTTGAACAAGGTTGGAATAAGAACTTTAGAGATTCCAACGAGATAGCACCTGCGGTATTTATAAAGGTGGGTGAAGAGTATATCGGAGGAACCGGATCCTCTCTCACAACCTTTAATGGTCTGGGAAGTACTGGAGCACCAGCTTATTTTATGGGAAGTCTAGAACAGACTGGTTTTCCAGTATCTGTTTTGCCTGGTGCACTACCTTGGGAAGAAGCAGTTGCTTCAATGGCTGATGAAACCACCTATGGATTCTATCAATCTTATATGATGGGTCCGACTGGTACAGCTGACCTAGCATTACCTGGTGGTAAGTTTCTTAAGCGAGATAGCAACGACATCACAGTGGGATCTGCAGATCATCACACGCTTTCATTTATAAACTGGAACTATAGATTCACACCAGGAACTTGGGGCAGACCAGTTCAGTGTATGGTTTATAATGCCTATGGAGCTACTGGAGGTTTAATACAAACTACAACTTATCAGAACTTAATTCAAAATGGCGGTGGACCTATGTCAGTTCCAACCTACACAGGAGCTCAATGGAATAATTATTATTATGCTATGCTCACGTTCGCATGCGGACCTAAGGATTTAGTTATAACCAATCCTAATATCACTTATTACACAATACAAGCTTATACAAAGACTACATCAACTGCTTCTACTACACCACAGACAATAGCCTCTGAGTTAGTAACCTTTACCATCGATACTAATTGCCAAACCCTTTATCCGGTAGTTAGGTTAAGTTGGCTTAACGATCTAGGTGGCAGAGACTACTATAACTTCAATATGTTCTATGAGCTAACATCTAATTCTACTGAGCAAACTTATAGTCAGAATCCACTTAATTGGAATTCTTCAGAACCTGTTGTGACTGATAGTAGTGCTAACACCTCGCCGAACTGGATGAGAGGTGGAGCTAAGTCATTCAATAAGGTTGTTACTAGAACATTCACTATTCAGTCAGATTGGTTAACCCAAGAGTACGTAGATTTCTTAGGAGCTATTCCCGAGTCACCTTCGGTATGGGCTTACATAGGTGACGAGGTTAACCCGTACACAGTTATCGTTGAGAAAGCAGATTACACTTATAAAAATGTTCAACAAGTTAAGATGGTTCAAGGCACATTTGTTTGTAAGATTACTAAGACACAACCTAAACAAAACTATTAATGGACGCTATATCGCTATACGCACAGATACAGGATGGAACTACTGGATATTCATCTTATCGAGAAATCGATATGTATGATGATGAACCAATTAAGTTCAATAAATCCATACAGTCGATAGAAGAACCCACAGCAACAACTTCTAATTTTACTAGAACATTTCGTATTCCTGCTAATAGCGGTAACGGTCAGTACTTTAAAGCTGTGTTTAATGTTAACAGCACTGATTTTGATGCAACCAAGAAAGCTGATGCCTATATAAATATTAATAACTCTTACTTCGTTGGGGGTAACATTAGGTTAACTGCTATCTACACTAACGGTGAAAGATCTAAAGTGGAATACGAGATTATATTCATGGGCGAGA